ATATTTCATTAGGCGGAATGGTTGGTGGTAGTATTACTCAACTTATGAATTGGTTGGATAGAGTATGGTCAAATAACCTTGTCGATGGTAGCGGAAACCCTCGTATTAAAGTACATGGTTTCGGTATTACATCGGATAAACTAATTGAACGGTATCCATGGTACTCAGTGGATTCATCATTATGGATACAATCAGCTTCATTTGGAATGATTGTAACTAAAGAACATCGAAATATATCACTTTCAGATAAATCACCTAGTCGTCATACTAAAGGTCAACATCTTTGTAATTTTGCTGAAGAAGAGCGTAACCACATATTAAAGATAATTAATAAAGGTGGTTTTAACTATGAAAGATTAAGTACTACTTATCAAAGTAGAGCTGCCTATAATTTGTGGTCAATGGGTGAAATTATGAAAGAACATAATGAAAAAGGATGTAATATGGATTTTATGCGTGTACAGGAATTATTTTAATGCAGACTGTAAAAAATAGTTTTATTGAATCTTTGATTAATACCCTTACCGGATTTATTTTTTCTTTAATAGTTCAATTAACAATATTTCCTTTTTATAATATCAATATTAATTTTATGGATAATATTTGGATAACCCTTTGGTTTACATTAGCTTCCATTATTCGTAGTTTTATAATAAGAAGGTTTTTTAATAAAAAGGATAGTTAATGTTAGCAGAACTTAAGTTTGTTTCTGGTGCGGTTGCTAAAAAAGATTTAGTACCTTATATGACCCACTTTTCTATTAAAAAAGGTGAAGTGCGTTCCTATAATGGAATGCTTACTTTGAGTAGCCCTATTGCTTTTGATATTGATTGTAATCCTAAAGCTGATTTATTAATTAAAGCTATTGGAAATTGTAAAGAAACGGTTGCATTATCAATTACAGAAGCAGGGCGTTTAAAAGTTCAAAGTGGTAAGTTCAAAGCTTTTATAGAATGCTTTAGTGACCCAACACCAGCTATGGAACCTGAAGGAAAAATAAGCGATATTGACGGTGCTTTACTTATTAAGGCATTGGGTAAGGTTTATAAATTTATAGGTGATGATGCAAGCCGTCCTTGGGCTAATGGGGTATTACTTGCTAATGGTAGTGCTTATGCAACTAACAATGTTTGTATCATAGAACATTGGCTAGGTTTTAAACCAGAAAAAGAAATAAATATACCAAAACATGCTATTAGAGAAATGCTTAGGATTGGTGAAATACCAGAGCGTATTCAAATCGCAGATGCTTCTTTAACAGTGCATTATGCTGATAAGCGTTGGATTAAAACTCAATTATTAGAAACTAATTTCCCCGATATGGGTAAGATTTTAAATAAAGAATCAAACCCTACTGATATTGATAAAGAAATATTTAAAGGTTTGGAAGTATTAAAACCATTTATAGATAAACTTGGTGCAATTAATATTACAGAAGGTATATTGAGTACTTCAACAGATTTAACAACCAGTGCTAACTATGAAGTAGAAAGTATTGATTTTAATGGAATTTATAATATTGATATGTTAAACCTTTTAAAAGATACTGCCGTTAAAATAGATTGGCATATATCACCTTGCTTATTTTTTGGTGAACAGTTAAGGGGAGCAATTATTGGGATGAGACGTTAATGGCTCGTAATGACCAAACAGGTTTCTTTTGGGACGATTATGTTGAACCTAAAGTTAAAAAAGAAAAGATTAATCGCATACCACCTGAACCAGTGTGGCTATATGATAGTTACCTTCCTGGACTTGAAGAAGCTACTGCGTTTAATGTAGAACTATTTACAGTTGAAGAATTAAAGCAAGCATGGCTTAATAAAGAACCTTTAGTTTTTGATATAGAGTGTTATCGTAATTATTTCCTTATAGCTTTTAAATCTATAACAACTGGTAAGGTTTGTTACTGGGAAATGTTTGAAGATTCAAAATTAGAAACTGCATCATTAGAATGGTTGATTAATAACTTTACCATAATTAGTTTCAATGGTTGGAATTATGATATACCAATCCTAAGTTTGGCTTTAAACTGTAAGCCTTGCAAGGTATTAAAGCAAGCTACGGATGACATTATTCAATTAGGTTTAAGAGCCAATGATATTTTAAAGAATTATAAGTGTGGTAAATTAAAAGTTGACCACATAGATTTAATTGAAGTTGCACCAATAACAGCAAGTCTTAAAATGTATTCAGGTCGATTACATTGTCATAAAATGCAAGACTTACCGTTTCATCCTGATAAAACTTTAAATCCAGAACAAATAGCTATTACCCGTCTTTACTGTGTAAATGATTTGGATAATACTATACTATTAAATGAATCTTTAAAAACTGAATTAGAACTTCGTAATGATATGTCTAATACTTATAATGTAGATTTACGTTCAAAATCAGATGCTCAAATAGCTGAAGCCGTAATTAGAACTTCATTACAAAAAAGAGGTGGTGGTCGAATACAAAAACCTGTTATGACTCCGGGACGTATTTACCATTATCAAGCACCTAGATTTTTAAAGTTTGAATCGCCATTAATGCAATGGGTTCTTAAACTTATTACCACAACCCCTTTTGTTACTTCAGAATCTGGTAAGGTTGGCTTGCCTGAAGTAATAGGCAATGCACCTATCACAATGGGGGCTTCAAGTTATAAGATGGGTATTGGTGGTTTACATAGTAAAGAAAAAAGTAAGTCATTTAAAGCTAATGACGAATACCTGATTAAAGATGTTGACGTTGAATCTTATTACCCAAGAATTATTCTTAACTTAGCTTTATTTCCAGAACAGTTAGGTCGAAGTTTTTTAAATGTCTATAATGAAATTGTTGAAACTAGAATTAATGCTAAAAGAAATAAACGTAAAAAAGAAGCTGATAGTTTAAAGATTGTTATTAATGGTTCGTTTGGAAAGTTTGGTTCACCTTACTCAATCCTTTATGCACCGCACTTAATTATTCAAACTACTATTACTGGGCAGTTAAGTTTATTAATGCTTATTGAACGCTTAGAAATGGCAGGAATACAGGTAATTAGTGCCAATACCGATGGTGTGGTCAGCTATTTTAAACGTAGCTGTGAGGCGTTATTTGATAGCATAGTTAAGCAATGGGAAAAAGAAACTAACTTTAAAATGGAAGAAACTATTTATACAGCTTTGTATAGTAGGGACGTTAATAACTATATTGCTATTAAACCTAATGGTGAAGCCAAGTTAAAAGGTGCGTTCTCAAACCATTGGAATGATAATAGTACATTTAGACTACATAAAAATCCAACTAACTTAATATGTATAGATGCAGTTAATGATTGGCTTACAAAAAGTATTCCCTTACAACATACTATTTATGAATGTAGGGATATAACTAAGTTTATAACTGTACGAGACGTTAAAGGTGGTGGTGTAAAAGTATGGAGTGATAGAACTGAGTATTTAGGTAAAGCTATTCGTTGGTACTATGCTAAAGATATAGAAGGTGAAATAGTTTATGCTAAATCTGGTAATAAAGTTGCACGTTCAGAAGGTGCTAAACCATTAATGGAATTACCTACTACTTTTCCAAATGATATACATTATGATTGGTATATTGAGGAATGTAATAAAATTCTAATTGAAATAGCTGCATAAAAATAACGCTTGTAATAAGTAACACTTGTAGTATAATTAAAGGGTAAATTTATGAATTGGTGGTTAAAGTTTACAACAAAATTATTTTTTAGGCATTGCAAGAAATATAATATAACTCCTGTAGTAATGTTTTATTTAAATGGGGAACAATATATAGAAACTGCTACTGCCGAAATTTTTATTATAACAAAAGTTAAAATTCATTAAGGAATAGTATGACGAAAAATATATTTAATTTGAAAATAGTACCTAAAAATGAGACTTCATTTGAGGAAGATGAACCCACATTGGATAGTGATATGCTATTGAATACTGCTATAGGCGAATTGAAACATGCTTTAATTATAGGTCAAACTTTAGATGATGAATTTTATATTTCTTCAACTACTGGTGATAAGAAAACTCTTTTGTATTGGATTGAAGATTTTAAAATGCGATTATTAAATGGTGCTTATGATGAATAAACAAGAACAAGAAAAACTTCTGCAATTTGTTAAATTTTTACAATCTTATAACCCTGAATATAGAATGGCTGACGGTATGAAAGCTCAGTTTCTTCAATTAAGAAAAGAAATACTTGTAATTTTGGATAAGTACAATGGGCATTAATATAAGAGTTAAAGGAGCCAGTGCGGAACGAGATATTGCAATCCAGTTAAATACCATTATCAACAAAATTTTGTTTGAAAAAGGTGTTACCGATATAACTAATGCTAATTACTTTGTGCAACGTAACCAGAATCAAAGTGCGGTTGGTGGTAATGACTTAAATAATACTTACGGTTTTGGTATTGAAGTTAAAAGGCAGGAAGCCCTTAGTATCAATACTTGGTGGAAGCAATGTACTAAAGCTGCATTTGAAGCTAATGAAGTTCCTGTATTACTTTATAGGCAAACTAGAAAACCTTGGAAATGTATCATGGAAGGTTATGCAGCTTTACCTAATAGTCAATTTAAAAATTGTCGTATGGAAGTTGATTTTGAAGTATTTTTAGAAGTATTTGAACATCACGTTAGGCATAAATTGGAGAATTAAAATGAACGCTGAACAACTTAAAAAAGAAAGAATGCGAATTGCTTATAACTTACTACAAGGTTTAGTAGCTAAGGAAGGTCAATTTAATTATACGGCAACTATGGTTGAATGGGCTTATGCAGTTGCGGAAGAAGTTTTAGAACAAGGTGGCTATGTGGTTCCTTATGTGCATGACTGAGGTGGGGAATGAGTATCGTTGAATGGTTTTATGTGATTTTCTCAATGGGTTTTGGGTGGGCTGTTTTAAGTTTCCCCTATTTGATTGAAAAGTTAGTAAAGATAATTAAGAACGGCATTGGAGGTGGGGAATGAGTAATGTGACTGAACTACCACCACACGAAAACATGTCGGTCAACCAAGTGTTAGACCACATTAAAAGAAAAGACCTTAAAAAGGTTTTTATAATTGGTATTGATGAAAGCGATAAGTTAATTACACGGTCATCAAAGATGAATTTTTCTGAGGTGGTTTATTTTCTTGAACTAGCCAAGTTTAGTATGTTGGAGCATAGTAATGAGTAAAGAAAGAGAGTTGTTGCAAGAAATATACGATGATGAAATAACAATGATGGAATTGCCATTTTCTACAGCAACAAAATTAGTAGAACTACTTGCAGAACCTGATACCATCACTCAATACTTGCTAGATCAAGTTAGTAGATTAACAGCAGAAAATGCCATGTTAAAAGAAAAATGGTCACCACCAAAACGTGAGCCTTTGAGTGAAGATGAAATAGCAGAGTTATGGTGGAATACCTATGTGGTAGACAAAGCGGACTCGGTTCGTAACTTTGCAAGAGCAATAGAAAAAGCACACGGTATTGAAGGTGAGTGATGAACGATAAAATTAAGCAATTTTCAGAACGAGCAATTATTGATGGTGATAGTTTGCACCAGTTACCACATCCTAGATACCTTGAGAAGTTTGCTAAGTTAATTATTCAAGAATGTAAAGATTTAATATTTGTTTGTTCAGATGATAATCGTACCGTAGATGACATGATATTTATTATTAATTCACATTTTGGGGTAGATAATGAATAATGCACAAAATAATGGTGGTAGTACCAGTTATTATGATGTACCAAAAGGTGCTGAAACTTTAGATGACTTAATAGAATTTAAAGGTATGTCATTTGGTCGTGGTAACATTTTTAAAGCTACATACCGTCTTGGTGAGAAAGGTAATACTACAGAAATTTATGATCTAAATAAGATAATTTATTATGCCAACCGTAGACTTGTTGAATTAGGAAGTAAATAATGACTAAAGTTTTAGATTGTGGTTACGTTGAATTTATTGAATCTTGGGGTTCAGATGAACGTATTATTGAAGCTGCAAGAATGTCAACCAATAAAGGATTTGTTAATTGGAATGAAGATGCAAAGCTTTTAGCGTACCTTTATAACCACAAACACATGACTCCTTTTGAAATGGCAGGTATGGTTCTTGAAGTTAAAGCACCAATTATGGTATTTAGAGAATGGCATAGACATAGAACAATGTCCTATAATGAAATGTCTGCACGTTATGTACCTTTACCGAATGAAGATTATATGCCCACATTAGAAAGGTTAATGACTGGAGCTACTACTGCAACTACAAATAAACAGGCTCAGAGTTTAGCTGAATTAAATGAACAGGACGCAATGGATTGGTTGAATATGCTTAATGATGCTTATAACCATTGCCAAAGGGTTTATGAGTATGGTTTAAAGGTAGGAATACCTAAAGAGCTTGCACGTTTACCTGTTACGGTTGGGCGTTATAGCCGTATGCGTGTTTCATGTAACCTACGCAACTGGTTAGCGTTTCTTACACTAAGGCAGGATAAAGCTGCACAATGGGAAATTAGGGTTTATGCGGATGAAGTATGTAAATTAATTGCTGAACACTTTCCTAAAACTGAAGAACTATTCAGTAAATCAGCCCGATAAGGGGCTGAGATCTAAAATAAGCTCTCATTATGGGAGCTTTTATACCATTGTTGTTGGTTCCATATACATTTCTGTATCCATTGCATCTGACGACTTTTTACCCATTTTAATTCCAATTTTAAATGCTTTAGCTATTAATTCATCTAAAGAACTTTTAACAGCCATAGTTTTCTCCTACATTTAACTAGAAATGCTAGTACATTTGAGGACACTCCTCGATACCTTTTTTAAGGGTATCATTAGAAGTATAGTTGATAATTTGGGATTACAAGGTGATGGTAAAAGAATTTGAAATTAAATTGTGGCTAAATCTGTAGTGAAAGTTGAATAAGCGGAACGAATATCCGAAATTGAAGTAGCAGCGGTTATACTTGCTTTAGCCACATTAGCATACCCTCTAATTGCATCTATATAGGTGTGCATAGTAGTTTTAGCAGTTTCATCGGATTCACGTTCAATATTAAGTTGAAGATAAATAGGATAAAGTAAAGTTATTTTATCATAAGCATCAGAATTAACTTTAAGTGTAAACTCTTGCTTTTGGTCTGCTAAAGGTTTAGTTATGATAAATGCCATTAGGTAGCCTCTATGGTGGTTTCAAAATCAAGATAGGGGAATGATATTATTTTGATTTTATAAGTACCAGAAATAGTAGTTGAGAATGTATCAGTACCCTCTATAGTTCCTGATATGGTTTCTTTTGTTTGCAGGTTATCTATTTTAATAGAACCAAGTGGTACGTTAGAAAATATTAACTTATCTATTCCATCTGCATTAATAGTTGTTTTGTTCAGTAGTATTGGTTGAATCACTTTCTCCAATACAACATCATTATCAACATAATGAATACCATCATTAATCGTTACTTGAGTTTCAAGAAATGCTTCACCCTCACCAACCTGATAAGGTATAAAATCATCAGGCATATTAATAGTTCTTAAAATTTCACCTGTATTTATTTTATATATTATAGCTATCATATATTATCGTTTAGTTGTCATTATGTTAATAAATCTATTTGACACAGGTATACTAGAAGGACTTGTCCATACTAAAGTAAACTGTACTGAGGTATTTGCAGGTAAAGTATAATTAATACAACCACTTGCAGCTTGGTCGTCCGCATTTTCATGAATCCATGTTGCGCTATAGACTGCGGTTGTTCCTGCTTTTAGGGTAGCAACTTGTCCCCACGTCCCTCCGGGAGTTCCACGACCACAAAGTCCAAAATTAATACAAAGGTTAGACGCTATTGTAGTACTAATAATACCAGTTGTTAAAGTTTGAACCACTAACCCTAAACTAGATGTTACTATACTCGCAGCGGTATATGCTGATAAAGGCACAGTGACCGCATTACCAGCAATTTGCAGACTATCAACGGCAAGATTAGCTATTTTACCTGTACTAACTGAAAGATTAGCTATTTGAGCATTGGTAATGGCTGCATTGGCTATATAAGCAGTACCTATGGCAGCTGCAGCAATATAAGTCGAGATATTGGCACTATCAATCGAACTTAAATAAGCAAAATTACCAAAAGTGGGTTTATTAACCAAACCTGCCCAGTCGGTCGTACCAGCGGGACCTGTTGCCCCAGTTGCTCCAGTTGCCCCATTAGTTCCATTAGTTCCATTAGTACCCGCCGCCCCTTGTATTAAAGACCAAGTATAATCTCCTGGAGTACCTGATTCAGTTGCAGTGGTTTTATTAAACGCGAGTCCTATATAAGTCATTCCTGTAGGGCTGTCGTTTAAACCAGCTCCAGCGGCAGAAGTACCATACTTAACCCAAGTATAAGTATTTGTTCCAGCTAGACCATTAATACCATCAGTGCCTTTGATTAAGCTCCAATCATAATCTGTGTAGATGGTTGACTCGGTGGCAACAGTTTTATTATAAGCAATACCCATATAGGTTTTGCCAGCAGGTAAATCAGACATACCTGTTGTAGTGGTGTCTGCATACTTAAGCCAAGTATAAAGAGTGGCGCCATTAGTACCATTAGTACCATTAGTTCCCGCTGAACCTGTTAAACCAGTTGCTCCATTAGTTCCAGCTTTAGCTTTAGCAAGAGTAAACACTTTAGATACTGGAGCAAGATAAGGAATATATTTGCCTGAAGCAGCTCCTGTTTTGCACATTGCACCCCATACATGGAAAACAGCACCAGCAGGCAAGCCAGTCCCATTCATATTGATATTCCAATCAAGGAAACCTCTTGATAAGGTAGTTGTTAGTGTATTTTCAAACCTAACCCACTTATCAAACACAGTATAAACAGTTCCACCAGCAGCCTCAGCATCGGCAAAATCATTACCAACATTCCAATTATTAATTCCAGCTTGAGTGGGTACATATACATAAGTGCTGACTGAATATTGACCAGCGGGGAATGTTATATTCCCTTTTCTATAGAATAGTACTAAACCTGCTCCGGTCACTATCCTTCTAGCGGTTAATGCTCCATTAGGTGCAGGTATGTTGGATAATGTAGAAGCATAAGAAGCAGTCCAGCCTAAAGATGCGGGGTCATACCAAGCTTGAGTAGCGTCAAAAGTTTCACTGCCTGATAATATATTAACCTGAGCAGCGGCAGACCGTGTTGCAGTTATAGTTACAGTACCGCTATCCGCAGATAAGGCAGTAACAGTAGCAACTGCACCCGTGATAGTGGAAGTAGTATTACTATCAACCTTAGCATAAGTCCAGTTCGCTGAGTCATCCACAGCACCGTTATAAACAGACATAGTGGATACCGCACTGAAAACACCAGTAACACCCGCATTATCGGCAGGAATACTTTGGTTTTCATTAGATAACACAGCAACGATATTATTGACAGAGTCAATACCACTAGAGCCATCAGTAACAATAGTTATAACTTCTTCATCAAGTAATGTAGTAACACCACCAGCTAAATAAGCTCTCACTCTTATAGTTTTAGCTGTTACAGGTATTATATAAGCTTTAGAACTTTCATCAGCGGAAGAGGTATAAACATCGGTATAGGTCGTACCATCTGACGAGGTGGCTATTATAAATCTACCAGCATAAAGAACAGGTGAAGCTGTTCCAGTGGTTTTATAAATTTTCGCTGTACTGCTTGTGGGCGTTAATACATTTAAAACACTTTTGCTTATTACAGAAGAGGATAAACTTAAGGCATAGTTAGAAGCCTCAGCGCCATCTGTACCTTTAACAACATATAGCGTCCAGTAGGTGTTGGCGGTTATTGGGTACACAGGTGTTAAAATAGAAGCACTTGATGTATGGGCTAAAATACAAGACCAGCCATAACCAAGAGTATCTAAGACAATATCTCCGACTACATATGAGACTGTGGCAGATGACCAATTACCTTTAAATACATTTCTTGTTGCGTTATCGGCAGGTATACCAGGACCAATAATATTATCCCAGTTCCAAGTTGGAGAAGTACCAGACGATAGTATCGTAGCTCCAGTACTATCAAGTATTTGTAAACCTCCATAAGTAGTAATCATATTAGCTACTTTATCTAGTTTCCAACCTGTATGAGCAGTAGGGTTATAGTTACTACTTTGAATATGATCTTTAATAGCAGCATTAGTAATAACAGCACTTGCTATCTGTGCTTCACCAGTTATAACTGCATTATTTACATCAAGCAAACTAGCCACAATAGAACCAGCAATTATTTGGCTTGCACCAACTGTACCAGCAATAATTTGACTGCCTGAGATAAAGGCATCACCAGTACCACCTTTAATATTAGTAACTGCACCACCCGTATATGTGGCTATAGGAAAACAACCTATTCCTACTGCCACACTTAATGAAGTTGTAGTTTGAATTATCGTAGCTGAAAGTCCTGGATTAAAATAAGCATAAAGGGTTCCAGTTGTCCAAGTAGCATTCCCAGCCACAACACCACTATAAGTAGTAGTTCCAGACTTAATTATAGTACCTGCCGTCCAAGTTAATTGATTTGTAGTACCTACTGAAAAAACTAAACCTGTCTTAGACCAAGTAATAGCCTCTGTAGTTAATGCAGTATTTGATTGTTGGCTTGAATAAGTTAGACCAACTTTATCAAAGTCATCATAAGCAGCAATCCTATAGTAATAAGTTTGAGTGTCAGGAACATTAAGGGTTATATAAGTATCAAGACCATCATAAACTAATGTACCTACTCCAGGAGTAAAACCTGTAGTTAAACTTCTATGTACTTCATAGCCAGCAGTATCTATTTCATAAGGAGTTGTAGTAACTTTAATATAAACAGATGAAACACCTGAAAGTATTGTAAATGATTGAAGAACAGGAACAGTATTATTAACGGTAACTGCATAAGCAGTTGAAACAAAACCAGTTAAATCTCTACTATACAGTTTAATAATATAACTTCTAGTTGATGCACCAAATATAGCTAAATTTTCTAAAAATGGAAAATTAAAAGTACTACCAAATAATAAGTTCGGCTTAACCACATAAGTTCCAACTTTAGTTGTACCAGTTAAGGTCCAAAGTTCAACAACATAGTCCAATAAACTATCCGAAACATTATCATTAAGGGTATTATAGTCAAATAACAATGATAAGGCAGGAGTGTTATAAATTAAACCAACTGTACCGGATACCCTAGCATTAACAGGAGGTAATAAAGTTGAATTACCAGCAGTAGTTCTATAGGAATAACTTAAAGTAGCAGGAGTTGATTTAATACCTGAAAAAGGATTAATTGCCCACACTGTAATATCATAAGTTCCTGGAACAGCACCATTTATATCAAAACTATTACCAGTAATCTCCTTTACTTCTTTTATATCGGTATTATCCCTTATCCATGTAGCTTGAAAAGTAGCTTTATATTTTTGAGCATGTAATAAATCCCAATCCCAATGAACATCAAGTTGAATATTATTATTAACTCCGTTTGATGAAGATATAGGACTAACTGCTAAATTAAAAACCGCAGGTGCATAAAAACCATCAATATTTATAAAATCGCCAGTACCACCACCTAAAGTAATACCTTGATCTATATATGTAAATTTGTCAGTATCGTAAACTAAACAGGATATAGTATAACTATCATCACTATTTTTAGCATTACCAACAACTCTAAATAATTGAGGAGTAACTGTACCTGAAAGTATAAAAGTACTACCTAATAAAGGAACTTCAGTACCCACAAAACTAATGCTGGATACTGTAGAATTGGTTTGTAGTAAAGTTTTATTGTATAAAGTAACCCCATCAATTCCATAAAAAGTAACAGTATAGGTTTGAGCAGCAAGGGTAATACTTCTATCCATAACAATAGTAGTATTACCTGTTAAAACACTTGTACCTTTAATAATACCATGCTGATTAACACCAGCATTATCACTATCCATTACTTTAATAATGGAACCGTTTCTGAATGATAAACCCTCAAACATTACATTAAATGTAAGAAGTTTCGTGGTTATAGCATTAGTGTAAACAGCCCAACGAGCTTTTCTTATAGCTTGAGCTTCATAAATACATCCAGGAAGTACAATATCAGAAGTTTGTAAACCATACCGAGTTATTAAAGCATTATCTGACCAAGTTGCAGTATCGGTTTCGTTATAGCTTAAATAATTATTATAAGTAACATTTACAAGAGAATACCTATTTTCTAAATCATTGGAACTATAATTAAATAAACCTGCTACTACATTAGCATTGGTTACTAATCTACTTGCTGATAAATTAGGTTGGTCAAAAATAACTTTAATCTGTCCAAATTCATTTTCAGTAAGCATTCCATTACAAATTGATAACAAATTTTGAATAAACGTAGGTACATTATCTCTAGAAAAAAATTGATTACCAATAGAATAACGAGGTATATTAACGCCATAACCATCAGGTATTAAGGTATCAGCATATTGGCTAAGTAAATAAAATGAAGTTTTATCAATATCAGCAGAATTTATATCTAAACAAGTAGGGTCATGCAATACATCATACAAAACCCAAGCTATATTATCACTAAATTGCTTTACAGAATTCATGGATAAATTCCAAGTACCAGTATAAACTCTAGTAACAGGATTATAATTAGAAGGAACTAATACTTTTCGTCCCTTACCTTTTATAAGAATTTGAGGTACTCGACCTCCAAATTCATTAGCATCCTCTAAACTAATTGCAACTAAAGCAGTTCCAGGATAGGTTAATTGTTTATGATATATTTGTGTTATAGCAATTAAACGAGTAACAGAATTCCTTTTTACACTGGTATCATCGTCACTAAGTCTATTAACAACAACTGACCAATTAGTTCCAGGAACATAATTAGTGGGTCTATCAACTATAACATCCCAACTATAAGGGTTGGAAGCTTTACCTTTTTTAGTACTGGTTTTATATAAAACTAGACCTGCAACTGTAGTAGCTTTAGTATAAATTTCAATAGATACAGTAAATCCCGTCATATCACCATTTTCTTGTATTTGCCTTAAACTATCTAAACCTAAAGTTAGTCTAACTGCATCAACTAATGAATCAATGTTATAAGTAAAAAGAGTAGCTTTAACAAGTGCAACAGAAGTAAATGTAGGTAACGGTGATTCTGTATCAATAAATCCAGGAATAACAGTTTGATTTGATAAACCACTTTTCCAAGCATAGGAAGCTTTATAACTTGATATGGATACTTTATCAAGAAGAATATCATCAATAGATGTTATTTCACCTTCCGCTACAGCAAAAAGTAATTTAATAGCTTGTTTACTTTTTAAAGTATCATTGGATTCTACAGGTACATGTCCGCCTTTACCACCTTTACCACCAGAACCTGATATTAACTCATTTTCTTCCATTTATTAACCTTCTGCAGTAGAAATACTTGAACTAATTAAAACTCCACCGATATAACTTGAGCCATACCATAAAGGTACACTACCACCTTGTTCCCTGATTATAGGAGCTCCATTAAATAAGGAACTTTGCATTTGTTGAGCTTGAGCAGGATCAGATGAAAATGAAGTAGTTGGTGATATAAGTTGCATGATACCATTTAAAGCCATTGATACTCCTACTGATATTATAACCTGAGCAGCAAATACCATTGCTGTACCTAATGTAACACCTGCACTAACACTAAGCCCTACGGTAGCAGCAATGGAAGCACCGTAAGCCATTATTACAGCAACAAGTGGCGCAGGGACACCACCTGAAGTCTCAGGAATTATATATAGGTTATCATAACCACATACTTCAGATAAAAAGGTTTCCTCATTTAAACTAATAGGCGTAACTTCAGGGTTATTAGAAGTTAAAATATATTGGCAATTTTGATATAAAATATTATCAGAATATTCTACTCCTTTATTCATTTTAATACCTGATAATATATCCCTCATATTATCAACATTAAAATCAAATTCATCAAAGTTCTCTAAATCTTCATATACTTTAATTATCATATCTTAAAACCTTATGAATACGACCTATAAAATGTTCAACTTTTTCTTTTAAAGACAACATATCTTGATGTAGTATATAGCCATCTTCATAAATACCTAAATGATTTTTTGTGTGACCTGCATTATCTAATAAAAGTAAATCACCTTTTTGTAATTCTACAGTAGCAGGTAATTCTATAAAACCATATTCTTTAATATAATCATCAAATAGGTTATGCAGTTTTCTCATATTACAAAAATCTTCATCAGCTTTATGGTCTGGTAAATCAATAGCTAGTTCAAATAAATAATAGTCTTGTACCAAACTATAGCAATCATTAATAAACCAAATAAAAGGTCTTTCTAAATAATCCTTATTTTTTATTCTAGGAATTTGTAAGGGATAAGTTACATTGATTCCTTCACAACTAACAATTAACCAAGGAAGTTTACTTTTCTTTTGACCTAATATATCATTATATGAGGGTGTACGAAGATCTAATATTTCAGGAGCTTTTAAATCCCTACAATGACTATGAATTATAGCTTGTATTTTACCAAGATATTTAACTAAAGTAACTGGGCATAATGTAAAATTATTCTCAGGTTCTTTATTAATATTAGGAATAGGTATAAAAGTATCGTCTACTAATATACCACACATTTCATTGGGATAACAATTTAACGTATGGGTAGAAACTTCATTAAATTGTTGTTGTGATAATTGCATTTAACCTACTCGTTTATTAACACCTAATCCTGGAAAATCCCTTTTAAGCATTTGACGTTTAGGTAAATATGCTCGTTCTTTATCCAATGGACTTCTAAGTTCAAATTTTAATGCTATTTTATTATGTTCTAACTTTTTTGCTATAGTATATTTTAAAGGCGGTGCAGATATTCTAGCAGCACTATTTAAATAACTAGCAAAAGTTCTAATATAAGTAACTTTAACACCAATTAAATCCTCATGTAAAAAAGCTAATGAACCTATAAATTTCATTAATGCCCCTACATTAGAAGCAATATTAGACATTTGAATTGTTGGTCTTGCTGGAGCACCATCAGCACTACTTTGAACCCCCTCTATACTCATTGGAAAAGGGTTATAAGTAATATTGCCAAAACTAACAGCAGTTTTATTTGTGGTTAAATAATATACAATTCCTATACCGCTAATTGCAGTACAATCCATTTCAAATAATTCAATATAAGCTGATACATTTGCTTTTAAGACTTCTAAATCAATACTATCTGGCATGATTATTCCAATTATACATTAAAAACTTGTTCTAGTTTTACACTAATATTATAATAAGTTGATACATAACTTTCACTATAACCTGAAGTCATTATAAATTTCTTAGAAACTGACTCTCCAGGAGGTGTCCATGTTATATAATCCCAACCACCTACTGCATCAAATACGGCAACCACAATATTTCGGTCTGTTAGGTTTAATGGCGACCATTTTAAATCCCAAATATCAATTTTACTATTAGTACCATCAGGAGCTCTTTGAGCATAACCATCTCCAAATCTAGATATTAAAGTTTTATAAGCTGAACTTTTAGTACTATTTTCAGAGATTTTTGTGGTTAAAGGCATTGCTTGTGGCATTACTAAGCTCCAAAAGTAGTAGTTCTATTTAACTGATTTCCAGGACGGTTAGCATTTGTAATTTCTTGTTTTGCTATAGTCCTCATAAATGCTTCAGCAGTTTTTTGACCAATATCTGAAGCACTTTCTTCCTTAGCAGCTTGTACATTAATAGTAACATTGTTTATAGTATCACCGCTACTTTTATTACCAGATGTTTGAACACCTAAAGAACCGGAAGGCGTTCTTTTTAATGGTAAAATAGCTTCTGGACCAGCTTCACCCATTAAACCAGTACCGTTTGCAAATGGAAATACTGTAGGTGAGCTAACCACACTTCCTGAGTAGGCTGAAATGCCTTTACCTGATACTACACCACCATCAGCATACCCATAGTTTGGTCCAGCGGTTCCCAAACCAGTAGTAGATGAGTAAATGCTTTGACCACCCATATTTGCACTACCAAAAGCTCCCATTATACCGCTAGCTAATGTACCAAGCCAACCTCCGCTTGACACACCAGCGGAATTTTTAACACCTAACATTCTATCAAAAATTTGGGCAGCAGCAGCTTCAGCAGCCATTTTACGCAACATATCTATAAAACCACTAAGCATACCTTTAAGTCCATTTTTAAATGGATCATAAAGAAATTGAGCAAAACCTGATTGCATATTACGAGCAGCTTGAATAGCAAATTGACTCATTCTTTTAGTATAAGTTTCTACAGGGTCTACAAAATTTTCATTGTATGATTGAGCTAACCTACCCATTTCTTTATTAAATTCAGTTTCATTAATAACACCATCATCTAATAAGTTACGAGCTTTACTTAATTGGTCATTAAATTTAGATTGTGCATCCTCATTTTTAATAATTAAATCGTTTTCCTTTTGAAGATCAAATATTGGTTTTTTATTTTCAGCAGCCATACGAGTTCTAATTATAGCTTCACCTACTTTATCTTGAATAGCTATAGCTTTTTGTAATTCAACATTATACTTTTCTTGATAAGCTAAGTTAGCATCCCTATACTGTTTTGAAGTACCTGTAATTTGAATAGTTTTTAAACTTTCTTCTTCCAACATCTTTTGATATTCATAAGAAGATTTAATTAATTTATTTCGTGCATCTTGTTCCATAGCAGCATATTTAGCTACTGCTTTTGCTCTATCATCAAGAGTATCCTTTGCATCAGAATCTAATTTAATTTGGTCTTTTGTAGCACCTGTTATCATAGAGTAGGCTGCCATAACATCCTTACTATATTTAACTGTACCATCACCATAATGCTTTAAAGCTTCTTCAACACTTCCATAATTTAAAACTAAAGCTTTCCAATACCTTTCTGACCATTCTTTTAGTTCAGCATCGTGCCGTGTGGCAAAATCTTTAATTTTATTATAATCACCTAACATACCCATGAGGTTTTCATCAACAGCAGGTTTAAATCTAGCCACACCAAAACCTACACCAACATCTTCTCCTTTTTCGTTAATACCAGCCAAAGTTCTAGGCATTGCTTGTCCAGGACCCATTGCCATTGATGCTGTATTAACGGTTCCTTTTTTACCAGACTTATCCTCAATTTCTAATATAGCAAGCCAAGCTTTATCAACATCTAAAACTTTTGTAGCTATCTTTTGTTTTTCTAAACTTTCAATTTCATTAAGTTTTTGAAGTTCTGCAGCTTTAAGTTTTTGAATTAAATCAATTTCAACATCATATCTACGTTTAGCTGAGATTTCATTTCTACTCAAAGCTTCATCATTTTGTTTACGTTCTAATTCATAACCAGCAACTTTAGTTGTATTTAACCTTTGTTCATCCTTTATTTGAGCATCAATAAGCGCATTAGCAAGTTCCATTTTAGATTGGTTTATCTTGCCCTCAAATTCTAATTGTCTAATTAAAGCTTTTTCTTGTTTTTCAGAAAGTTCAAGTGCTTTTTTATCAAGTTCTAATTTTGATTCAGAAGTGTCCTTAAGTTTATAAGCAGCAAGACTTTCTTTTTCCATAGCAGTAAGAATTTTATCTTGAGTAAATAAAAGTTCTCTTTCCTTTTCAACTAATTCAGCGTAAGTATATCCAAGACCTGATAAAGACATAAGTTCAGCAGCTATAGGGTTTTTTTGAGCTATAGGCATTTGACTTCTAACACTTTCCAACTTCATTAAATTTTCTGCCATTGCATTTGTTTGATTAACAATACCAGAAATATCATCACGCCATTTGAATAGCATTGAACTCCAACTTTCAAAAATACGTTTTAGTACACCCTCAGATTTATCCTCTAATATAGCATCTTGAAATTGTGTCCATGCTGTAGTTACGTTTGATAAAGAACCACGCAAAGTATCCATATTCCTTGCAGCAGCATTAGGTGCGTCTTTTTGCATTTCAGCAAAAAGTAATAACATTTCTTGCCTACCTATAGTACCTGCTTTTGACATTGCAAGAATTTCAGAAGTACTTGTTTTTAAAGCACTAGCCAATAAACTAATTACAGGTAAACCATTTTCAATCATAGGTCGCATGTCTATTTGCTGTAGCTTGTCTTTTGCCCAAGCTTGACCCAACTGCCTACCTATACCTATTAACTGTTCAGTACTACCACCTAGTTTAGCCACACTATCGGTTAAGGACTTCATTACCATATCAGTAGGTTCAAGCCCATAATTCTTTAACATAACAAAAGTTTCAGTTAAACCTTTAATATCAAAAGGGGTTTTAATATCTAATGCTAATAAACGATTAAATTCTAATCTTGCGTTTTGTACAGAACCTGTAACACCTTCCAATAATACTCGAAGTTTTTCCATTTCAATATTGGTTTTAAGTATTTCCGCAGGTACTTCAATAAAAGCACTAATAATTCGATAGGAAGCCATTGCAGCCACAATGGAGGCTGTTCGCATCATTAGTCTATCCAAATGACCATGAGTTTCAGTTGCTCGTTTTTTAGTTTCTTCAGCGGATGCTTTTTCCTTAGCCTCTATCTCATTAAACATTTGAGTGTACATGGATATACGGTTATTACGGTACGCAGTGTTATTTGATTTTTCATGGAATAATTGTTGATCTGAAATTTCATTACTACGTTTTGCAGCCATTTCAGCTAGTGAAGCTTGATTAGCATAATATTGATCCATAGTAGCGTTCATTCTAAGAGCCGTTTCATGGGCTATAGAAATACGCATTCTAGATTCATTTTCAGCTATTGCAAGAATATGGTCGCTATTTAATTTTTCTCTATCCTTTCTTGTATCAGATAATTCTTTTTGTTTAGCAGCCCTAGCGGTACTATCATCTATCATAGAACTTGTATTAGATGAACCTGAAAAACCATAACCAGATAAAGCTCTAAGTTTAGCTTGTTTTTGAGTTTCAATTTCTATTTCTTTAGTAGCTTGTTCAGCTTTTATTGCTAAATCCCTAGTAACACCTTCTTTTTCTAAGGCTAGTTGGGCTATAGTTTTTTGACTAAGTAGAAGACGAGATTCAGCTATACCGTTATAAGTATTTTCTGCACCTGTAAGTAGACGTTTCATATCAGAAAGAGATGTATCAACTCCTTCTGTAGCAAATTTAATACCCAAGCTTGCTAAAGTTTGATCTGACATATCTATTCCTTACTTTGTTTTGCTAAATGAACTAAAAATGAATTATCTAGTATCTTTAAAATTTGTATTTCTTTTGCACTAATATTAGTTTCAGTTAATATATTCCAAGCTAATATTTCAGAATAACTTATAGGGTTAGCTCTAACTTCAGAATAAGTTCGAGTTTGGTTTAAACTTTTAAATGATTCCCACACAAGTTGCATTGTATGTGGGAATTCTATTTGTTCTAATTGAGCAGGTTTTTTACCAGTTTGCCTATAAATTGATTCAAGGTGATTTCGTAAACTCTCCCCATCACCTTCTGTTTCACTTAATAAAAATTCTGATTCGGCAAATAAAAGTAAATCTTCTATTTGCTCTTGGTAAAATTTGCAAGGTTTTCCGAAGCAGCCTTTACTTGGTCATAAATTAATTTGTTATTTTGGCAAATTAAAAATGCTGATTCTTGAGTATAAGGTTCAGCAACACCACGCCAATCAATAATACAAGCTGCAACACCCTCAATATTATCTTCAATTAGTTCTTCAATAGATTTAACAGGTTCATCCTTACCCCGTTTTTTAAGTATAGCGGCTTGATTACGTTCTTTATTAATCTTAGCAAATACAGCCTTTTTAACAGATTCAGCTTGGTCGCCAATAACAGTAATAAAAAAACCTGTACCTTTACCAAGTTCATTTTCATATTCAAATTCAAAACCAATCTCAGATTGCTTAGTAGCATTAAAATCGTGAATTGAGGGTAAAGCTTTTTCTGGTTGTGTGGTTAAAGTCATTATAATTATATCCTATTTATTTAAGTAAGAACGCCCATACAGTGTACAGGCGTTTTAAAACATTTACAACTTATGCAGCAAGACTATCTTGAATACTAATAATAGTTTGGTCGTTTGCTAATGCAGCACCACCACTAGGATTCATTTTAGCAGTAAAAGGATATGTTCTAACAATACCCTTTTGACCATCGTCTTTATCATCACCATCAAGAGTAACAGATGACATTGAAAATGATACAAACTCAGATGCAGCAGTATTATCATTAGCTACTACTATAACCACATTAATTGGAGTTGCATTATCAAAATATCCAGGAAATACACCGTCTTGATAAAATGCAGTAAGTTGACCTGATACTGAAATTACTTGACGTTGTACATCTGGTGAAAAGTTAGTTCCAATAACACCACCCATATTAGCAGCAGCACAATCAATTTTAATAGTAGCACCAGTAATATTAGCAACAGTAATGCCATTAACTATAATATCACCTTGTACAGCGGTTAAAATAGGAGTTGTAGTAACAGCAGCAGGAGCAGTTAAAACTTGCGTTGCACCAGTAACTCGGTTCAAACCAGCTAAGTTAAATGCACAAGTAGTATTACCAGAACTAGGTAGCCCTATATCAGCAGAAGCCATTACCATATCGGTAAATAATTCAGATTGAGATATATCACTTTGCCATTCCTCAATAGTCCAATACTCTTGAGTCTGACCAGTTATAGGTGCTATTACTTTTTTTCCTGGAACAGCAATAGTACAAGCAGTACCAGTACCAGCAGTAACAGTACTTCCATTAACTACCGCAAATGTAATAACAGTAGCGGTTACATTAATAATAAGAAAGTTCTTATTAAGGTTATCAGCAGCTAAACCAGTACCAACTGTAATTCTAAATACATCACCTATTTTTAAACCACCAACAAGAAAACCTGTACCAGTAGCAGTATAAGCACCAACCGTTCCACTAATAGCTAAACCTAAACCAGTTAAGGAAGTTGTAGCAGTAAATACTTTACGCAACAATGAAGCAAACAAAGTTGAATAAGTATTAGGTGATAATAAACCTGATAACGCATAACTAGCACTTCTTAAACCATATTGCTTTCCAGTTGATTGCTGGGATGTGCTTATTTCTGTGTTAGCAAAATTAGCCTTTGCTAATTTACCCATACCAGTTTCACGTCTCATAGCTTGTGAACCCACATGAGCTCCAACTGTTCCTGGAACACCTAGCCCTGTTTGCTTGAAAAATACAAGAACTTTATTAATACCTTGAGCAATACTCATTTTAATCTCCTAATTTAATTAACTATTATCCAAGATGAATAATAAACTTTTACTATAATTTTCCAACAATTACCATCCACTCTACCAGAAGAAATACTAGGTGTTTCTGTAATATTTACAGTTTGCCCACCATTTATAAAGGAAGAACCTTGTTTAAACAATGACTTAATTACTTCAGCCCTTGCTAAAATTGTACCCGTACCTGATAGTAAAGGAAACATTAAATCTATTTGAAAATAACTATCTATTTGATAAGATGTAGCATTAATTTCAATATGTTTTGTTATAAAATCTAAAAACCAAAGTTGTTGGTAAGCTTGTCCTGTTACAGGAACATAAGTTGTATTTTCCCACACAGTAGGCAATGCAGGGGTTATTGTATTTAATGCCGTTTCTATTGCAGCTTTAATATTTAGTACTGACATTATTTATTCCTTGCAAGTACACGTCTAATAATTTCTGGCATGTGAACCTTAGTTAATCCTATCATACCATGAGGAGCTTTAGGGCTATAAGGTTTTCCTGGATTTGCAGTACCAGTACCATCTTCTAATGCTTGAGCATAGCTAGTATTATTAACTAAGTTATAAGTATGATTAGCAGCATCCTCAGGTATCTTTGCAATTAGCCTATCAGCAATAGCATTTTTATCACCATTCTTTTCACCAGTAACACCCCATGGAATTGCGTTATCCAAACCTAACAACCAGTTAGAAACAAAGTTACCTGATAATACAGGTGAATGTTGAATAGGGAAATCTATAATATCCGTAACGATTTCTTTAACTATTTTATGTTCTTTAATAGTTGTTGAATCAATAAATTGTTGTATATCTTTTAAAAAGATGCCCATCAAACACCCCTAATATTACACATAATAACCACAGTAATACCAGCAGGGGCTATTTGTTTTAACGGGGCTACAATAGTGTATTCCTTGTCCTGTATAAGTACCGTATCACCTAAGTTTGGCGGTATAATACCTACTGCCGATATAAATAATTGTTGATCCTGTATTTGAATTAAATCACCTACACCATATTCAGTTCCATATCCGGGATGATTAAATGTACCCCATTCAAATACAGCACCAATAATAGTTTGTGTAGTTTCACTAACAGTTAAAGAACCAGTTGCAGTATTATAAGTTCCTGGAGTTTTACTGGTCAAAGTCATGCTTTGTCCAAACTTTTTAAGAAGCTTATCAGCAGTAGCTTGATTCTTTAAATAACTCATTTTATCTTATTGCCTTAGTTGCACTACTTTTTAAATAAGGTCTAAGCATTGCTTCAACAGCCGTATATTGTTTATACTTATTGTCAAAAGGTTGATATTCTGTAGAAATAGGTCCAATAGTTTCTTTAACTACTTGTTGTTCAGTATCAATTAAAAGGCTATCAGTAATTGCTTTTAAAGCTAATTCAGTACATGCTTTTTGAACTTCAGAAGGTACTGAGGTACTACTTATAGGAGTAGTATTATTAATAATTTCGCCAACTAAATAAAGTTCCTTTCTAGGAAAGTCTAATGCTTGAGTAGACAAAACTTTATAGCCTTTCCATGAAGCCCTATAAACTTGTACCATGTAATCAGTTGCTTTACGCAACATGGCTTCTTTATCTGAAGTACCTAAATTGTCCCAAGCAGTATTACCACGATTAGTGTGGTAAGTATCCGCAAAAGCTACTGAACAATAGGATTCAGATGCTAAAGTACCAGTCCCATCTTCAACAATTAATGACATTTATCTACCTAATAAAAGAATATATATTACTATTAAAATAGCATAGATTTAGTTAATCTGCAACTACTTTCCTACAATCTTTGTATCAATACCTTTTAACTTATCAAAAGTCCTTAAACCTCCAAGTCCTAATAACCCTATAAGTATGTCTGTACTTGCTGAATTGACCACAACGGGGAATGGGGGTAAGTTGAAGCATAAAGCAAGCCAATTAAGTAAACTTCCACCTATTCCTATATAGAATAAGGTGATAACTCCTACCCACATTGCCGCAGGTCTTGCTCCTGCGATGAATATACTGGAACTGGCAGCTTCGACTTTATTTATCTCCAGTTGTCCTAGTACAAGGTTGAACTCATTACTTATTTCAGCGGCTATACGGTCAAGTTTAGCTTTCTCAATCGTGGTTGCGTCAGGGTATATCCTTTCAACAACGGTAGAAGCTAGATTAGCTACTGAAGTTATTGCATCATCTATGCCAAACATTATTCTGAAACTTCTTCTTTTGGTAGTGCCTCAACTTGAGGAACAGCTTGTACCTTAATCTTCTCAACTAACTCTGCCACTTGCGCATAAGGTGCTTGACCCAATGCTTGTAGGATAAGGTTAATTTCTTGCAATGTTAAGTTTAAATCAATCATTTTTTATATACTCCAAGGATAGTGGTGTTACGACAGGGGTAATCAGTTTTATATACTATTTATCAAATACCAAATTGAACATGTTTTGTACTAATTCTTCTTCATTACTAACATCTGAATCTGCTACCAATGTATAACCTTTACTTGTATATACAGGTAATGAAGAATCTTCAGGGTCATCAAGAGTAATTTGATATTCAACGTATAATTGTTTAGGTATAGTCACCATATCTTTTCGATAAGTAACAAGTGTTAATTTTTGTGTTTTTGTAATTGCCATTTTATTCTCCTTTGTTTATAAGTTCTTTCAGTTCATCAATTTGGACTTGTCAAGCGGGTTGCACCGCCTACACAGGCAGTTGGACTACTTTAAGTTCATCAAGCGTAGTCAAGCTGTCAACCTGTTGAGTAGCATCTCGTAGCACTTGTTTCTTAGCTTCAATATCAGCTAAAGCTACAGGGTCAGCTAGATTCCTAAGTTGAGCTACATCAAGTGCTTGAAGCAAAGGTGTACGTTCAGCACGCAATCTGTTCTTAGTAATATCTTGTGCTTTAGTAAAGTTAATACTTATGCCCATTGCCATGCTCCTCTGAATGTACGATCTGATGGAATAGTCTCGGTATCAACAATCTCATACTCAACACCTTCAAGTATTTCTTTGGCGGCAAGTTCTTCAATCGTGTGGTCTTGTAGGTATTCTGGTGCTGGTATGATTACAGCAACACCGCCATCTTCTGTTTTGTAAATTATTCTTTTCATTGTTTTACCCTTTTAGCGGAAAATTGCAACAGTAACTACTTCACGATCAGCAGGCGATACGCCTCCGTGTTCTAGTTGTATTTTAACGCTACTAGCAGTATATGAGGCAATACCTTGCCCACTTCCAAACATGTGTGGGGCAAGTGATGTTGTTGATACGCCATTACAATTTGCAACTGCTGAATACTTTGCATCAGGCATCGCAGTAGTAAAATTAACCGTGTAATCCCCACCACCATTGTCAGTAATACTCGACACATTCCCACTTGCACGAATAGCTACAGTACCAGTACCGTTGAAGTTCACCCATGCTCTGCAAGCGTATGAAGGGGCTGAACCAACTATTGTTGTTAACGATGTAGCAGTAACAGCGTTGCCTGTGCAAGAAGCTGATGAGCCAGTGACGTTACCGCCAGTAGTTATGTTTGTTCCTGAAATAGTGCCAATAGCATTAAGATTACCAGTGTTTGAGCAGCTAAATGCTATACTTACTGCATTAGTAGGTCTCCAACCAAATGATCCTCCATTGGTAAACCCTTGAAGTAACATTGCCCAGTTTACATCGGTATATATTGAACCATTAGCACCACTTGTTAGACCTTGTAATGCGCCTGCTGTGGTTGCAGTAGCAGCGTTGCCTGATAAATTACCTACAAAAGACCCACTTGTTCCTATGTTTCCAGACCTACAATCAATATATGCTTTAACCGTAGTTAAATCTTGATAATCTCTAAACCCAATACCCCAATGGCTATGAATAGCTGTGTTATAAACAGTGAATGAAGCTCCATCGCCCGTGCCATTCTGTATATTAAATGCTCCCTGCGCACATGGAAATGAAGTAGTACCACTAAACGCTCCAGTTGTTGCACTTACAGTACCCCCTGATTGACTTGTAGCAGTTGTAGCAGAAGCAGCGTTGCCTGTGCAAGAAGCTGAAGAACCTGTTACTGATATACCCCAAGTTCCAGAAGCACCACTACCTGTTAATGACGGAGCATATGAAGTATAATTTGAGCTATTTAGATAATAAACCCACGCACCAAACCCTCCGCCCGATACGTTTCTAGTAGCTAGTCTATTAGCATTATCTTCCCAACCCCAAGCCACCTGAGTGCCCCAATAATTACTTCCATTGGAATGTCTATAATTATTATAAAACCACCAAGTATTTCCAGGTCCATTTGTAAGATTTGCATCATCTCCATTGTGTCGTACAGAGCCAGCTGGTGTGTTTTGGAAATCTGTGTTAGCGTTACCACTACTCCCTGCCCTTGAAATATAATTTGATGAATTAAGGTAAGTAGCAGAAGTAGCAGTTGTAGCCGTAGCAGCGTTGCCTGTGCAGGAACCTGATGAACCAGTAGTATTTTGGTTAAGGGTACCTATTGCGCCACCAAGTGTGATTGTTCCACTTCCTGTAATTGTACCCCCAGTTAGAGTTATCCCACTTACATTTCCACTTGTTGCTACAGAAGTTACTGTGCCTGTATTTGCTGTTGCTCCAGTAGCTATACCATCCAGTTTAGTAGCGTATACGCCTGTCATATACCCATTAACAGCACTTGAAGCTGCGCTCATACTAATTGCAGGAGCTGTGCCTCCAGAGGATACTACTGGGGCTGTACCCGTAACTCCTGTTACCGTACCTGTTGTAGGAGTTGTCCAAGTTGGTGCTGCGTTACCTGCCGATGTTAATACTTGACCAGATGTACCATACGCTGTACCTGATGAACCGAAAGATACGCCACCTGCGGAGGTGATGCGCATGCGTTCTGTGCCGTAGTCTACATTTATAGATTGTAATGATGCACCAGTGCTTCCGGTTCTAAAAACCAAAGCAGTTGGCATTGCAGTTGCGGAAGTAAACGAACCCTCTGAAATACCAACTACAGCAGCGGTATAAAGAAAGTTAGTTTGGTTATATGTAGTTCCTGTTCCCCATTGACCACCAAAAGCATATGTTCCTAAAGCACTTCCAGTTGCTATTGCTGTTCCATCAGTTCTTCTACTTCCTGCGCCAAATCTACCACCAAATGACCCGTTGCCATCACCCCTACTACCAATAGATTCAATACAAGCCCACGTACCACCAACACCTGCAGATGCGTCATATACTTTAATGCCAGTACCAGACCCTGCTTGTACAGTCAGTGAAGTTACAGGACTAGCAGTCCCAATCCCCACGTTGCCGCCATAAGGTTGGATCAATAAATCCCCAGAAGCTGCGCCATTTGCGCTAACTTGCAACTGTGGTAAATCACCAGTTCCTGAAGCAATGGCAAGTGAATACCCTGAAGTGGATTTTGGAACTACAACCAAAGACGCATTTGAATATGCTGTAGCAAGTGTTGTGGCATTTGTTGCAAGCCCTGTTATTTGTAATTTTGCGTTAGTTCCAGCAACAGGAACTACGTTGATACCTACCTTGCCGGAACCATCTTTATAGACTTGACCTGAGCCAATATTAAGTATGCCTGTGGAGCCTGTGAGTGTGCCTGTGTAGGTCGGGTTACTTAATGTCGGGCTTGCCAATGATGCTTTTAAGTCTAAAGCAGTTTGTGTGGCTGTCGATATGGGCTTACTTGCATCTGAAGTATTATTAGCACTACCTAATCCAACATCAGAAGAAGTTAAAGTTACCGCACCAGTTCTGGTATTGACCGAACTTACACCACTTGCGGAAGCACTAGCCAATACAAAAGCCTTAGTAGCTACATCTTGTGCATTGGTTGGATCAGCCACATTTGTGATGGATAGTCCATTATTATCTAATCCATTCTTAGCTATAAATCTTTTTTGAGTTGCCATTGTTCACTATCCCGATAGCAGAAAGAAAGAGCTGGCTATTAACCAGCTCAATAATTATTAGATATCAATCATAGTTTTGATAACTTTATAGGTAGTGGCGGCATTAACTGGAGTTGTCAATAACCTTAAGTTTCCACCTGAAACATCAGCATCAAAAGAAGCCAAAATAGCACCTGTAGCAATATCCCCAAATTCACTAATATAAGCTGTTGTACCATCGTGAATAATATTAATATTGCAAGACTGATAAGCGGTAGCTGAGGTAACTTGAACTACATATTTAACCGATCTATAAAGAGTTGCGGAATTAGTATCAATAACTTGGTTAGCTGTTGTAGCTGCCGTGGTTAATGTTGCACAACCAATATCGCCATAAGTTAATGGGATGGTGGTATTAGTAGTTGTGTTAAGTGCATCGGTAATGCCATAACCCGCAACAGTGGTTGGCTTACTTGTTATAGAACTAAAGGCAGGAGTAACCGTTACAGCAACACCAGCCGTAGTAACACGACCTTTGGCATCTACAGTTAAAGGAACTACTTGAGTAGCTGAACCATAAGTGCCTGCGGTAACACCGGAAGCCGCTAGTGTTATTGC